TAGGATTTGATAGGGCAACTGTTTCAAGAGAAGAACCTGTTGTGCCACAGTTCTTTAGTTTCTAGGAGATTCTTTGATCGCCACAATATTGCAACTTGTAGGACTTGCTTCAATCTCATTAGGTTTAGGTTTATTTATTCTGCCATTAGGAATTATCGCCGCTGGTGCTTCATTCTTGCTTATCGGCTTGGCAATTGAGAAGGGTCAGTAATGCTCGCAAATTTAACAGGTGGCAATAAAGAAGAACGTGCTATAAGTTTTCAGTCTATCTGGGGTGCAGGCGATTCATTCGCGTTCACAACTGAAGCCGGGTCAAACATAGACCAAGTACAGGCAATGAAGATCAACGCTTTCTATGCTTGCGTGCTTTTAATTTCTGACACCATTTCAACCCTGCCAATAGATTCATTTATCAGACGTGACGGTGACCGCGTACCGTATCGCCCACAGCCTTCATGGGTACAAAAGCCAGACGTTGATTTATTACGTTCAGAGCATTACCAGCAAGTTTTAATTTCGCTATTACTAGACGGCAATGCTTTCGTTCGCGTGTTCCGCGATTCTTCAGGTCAGGTTATCAACCTTGTAGTAATTGACCCTTACCGCGTGCGAGTGGCTAGAAACAAAGTCACGATGGAAGTTGAATACATCGTTGACGAATACCAAGAAGCACCTGTTGCAAAGCAAGACATTCTGCACATAACTGAAATGCGTAAAGCTGGCGAACTGCGTGGAATGTCGCGTGTTGTTGAGATGAAAGATAACTTGGGTCTATCAAGTGCCTTGCAGTCTTTCGCATCTAGATTCTTTGGACAGGGTGCAACTACGCAGGGAATTATTGAAACCCCAATGGGACTAAACAGCGATCAGGCAAAGCAACTGATTGACGGGTTCGATCAACGTCACAAGGGATTTCGCAAAGCGCATAAGACTGGACTGCTAACAGGTGGCGCAAAGTTTGTTAAGACTGGCATAAACCCAGACGAAGCCCAGATGCTTGACAGTCGCAAGTTAGCCATTGAAGAAGTAGCCCGTATCTTCCGCGTTCCACCGCACATGGTAGGCGTTACCACACCGGGCGCAATGTCTTACGCATCCGTGGAACAGAACAACATCAACTTCGTAACCCATACGCTTCGCCCATACGTTGCAAAGATTGAAGAAGCGTACAGCGCACTATTGCCACAAGGCGCATTCATCAGATTGAACGTAGATGGATTACTACGCGGTGACTTTGCAACTCGAATGTCTGGTTACAGTATCGGCACTCAAGCAGGATTCTTAAGCGTTAATGACATTCGTAGGTTTGAAGATTTGCGACCAGTAGACGGCGGTGATGTTTACCGCGTGCCTTTGGCTAACGTTGATCTAGGTGCGGCTTCCCTTGTTGAAACAAGCGCGTGACTATGGCGCAGAAACTTATTCTTAGTGGGTTTGAACCTGCTGGAGTATTGTTTGCTCTAGGCTTGCCAAAGATTACTCATACGGGCTTGCCATCTACACAGCTACAAGCAATCGCACAGATTGACCCACTAGACCCTTCATCTGTTTACGAGGTTTAGTCATGCCGTACTTCATAACAGACGAAGCACCTGACTGTTCAGGTTGGGCAACTATCAAAGATGATGGTGAAGTTATTGGTTGCCACATGACAAAGCAAGATGCCGTAGATCAAATGATTGCAGTATCACTAGCTGAGGACATGGAGCCGGGCGGTGAACGCAAGAAGCACAAGATGAAGAAACCAAAACTTATGATGACAGGTTACCGCGAACTACCTGACAATTACCGACCAGCACTAGCAGATGACGTGCCAGAAGGTCGTGCCTGCGGCAACTGTTACTTTTACGATGAGTCCCGTGTCAATGCAGCAGGCGATAAAGCATGGTGCGAAAAGTGGGATGAATTCGTTGATGGTGCTTATTACTGCAACGCATGGCATGAGGACATGACAGATGCAGAACACGAAGCCATGCACGCAGACGATGAACCAATGTCAGATGAAGAACGCGCACCTGCTCCTGCTAAAGATCAGATTCAAGGTAGCGACACGAATAAAGAAGGTTCAGCTAGTGGCGCAGGCGGTGACGTTGAATTTAGTGAAGCCGTTGAAACTGGTTTACGAAATAAAGTAACTGAACACAATGACAAGATGGCAGAAGATAATAAGCCAGACTACACACGCACAACGCTAGGACAACTCAAGGCTGTTTATCGCAGGGGTTCAGGCGCATACTCAACTTCACACAGACCGGGCATAAGTCGCGCAGCTTGGTCTATGGCTAGGGTTAATGCGTTCCTTTATTTACTGCGCAACGGTAGACCAGAAAACCCTGCGTACATAACAGATAACGACCTACTTCCAAAGGGTCACCCTAGATCAACGCGATCACTTGAGATTGATGAACGCGCAATAAATCAAGATGCACCTGCCTACATGAGAGCAGCAGCAAGGCGTGGACTTGCTTACTATGCAGAAGGCAAAGGTGGCGATGGCTTAGTTGATAAGACTATTCGTGATGCTCGCCTTATGGCAGATGGTCAAGTTTCAGATGACAAATGGATTGCAATACCCGCGTGGATAGCCCGGCACTTAGTAGATTTAGATTCACCAGATGCAAACCCTGACTCTGATAATTATCCAAGTGCAGGAGTAGTTGCTCATTTGCTTTGGGGTTCAGGGCCTAGTAAGGCTCAGGCGCAACGAGTTCGAGATTATGCGCAAGGCGTGGTTGAACGTATTCGCGCTGAAGAACGTTCATCTAATGATTTACAGAATGAGAAATGGCGCACGATAGCGTTAAACTTAAACAAAGACGAAAGGCAACAAATGACCACCACAGTAGAACGCCGCGTTAATACCGTTGAGTTTGATGTTCGCAATGGCGAAGCATCCAGCGATGGCATGAGTTTCACAGGGTACGCAGCTGTATTCAACAGCCCGTCAGAGCCACTACCGTTCACAGAGTTAATCCGTGAAGGTGCGTTTAAGCGATCATTGAAGGCGCGTAACGAAATCAAACTATTCATGAATCACAACACAGACGTAGTTCTAGGTTCAACCCGTTCTGGGACTCTGCAACTAACTGAGGATTCACGCGGATTACTAGCGCAGGCACAACTGCCTGACACAACTGCCGGGCGCGATCTATCGGTGCTTATGCAACGTGGCGATGTTTCTTCAATGTCATTTGGTTTCAGCGTTCCACCAAAGGGTGATACTTGGAGTCAAGACGGCGCAACCCGTGAACTTCATCAGGTTCGTTTGCATGAGGTTTCTATTGTTACTGGATTCCCTGCCTATGAAGCCACAACTGCCAGCGTTCGTTCTTTGGACATTCTGGCGCAACGTACTGCGGTTGATGTAGATGCGCTAAGTGATGCGATCTTAAAGCTAGAAGCAGGCGAAACCCTAGATGATGCACACGCTGATTTAATCGGTGAAGTTGTTTCTAAACTACGGGCAGAAAAGCCAGTTGATTCCTACGCCCTAGAGATTAAGCGCAAGCAACTTGAACTTATGGCAAAGGTATTTTAATGAACGTTGCAGATGTAAAGCGTGCCTACATGAAAGCACTAGACAATCCTGCTTCTGGGGTATTCGTTGAATTTGCAGATGTTATCTGTGAAGCGATAGTTGCAGAATTTGGTGAGCCTGAAGTTAAGGCTTTTGCACCAGTTAAAGAAACACGAGTTGCAGGAATTAGCGAAACTAGATAATCTATTTTCAAAGACAGGCTAGGCGCAGGGGAAGGCGTTTAGCCTGTTTTTATTTGTGGCATAATTGTATTAAGCAATTTTTGTGGAGCCACATCTTGCGACATGACGCGGAGCCGCGCAGACCGTAAGACCCACACATAATTCAAATACTTTAGAGGAGTAACTATGTCTGACTACATCCGTCAGCAAGCAGAAGCTCGTGCAAAGGCTTGGGAAGAAGCGAAAGCCCTTCTTGACTCAGCATCAGCTGAAAAGCGCGATTTATCCGCAGAAGAAAACCAAACCTATGACCGCATCATGGCAGACCTTGATGAGCGTTCAGCAGTAATCGAAACCATGAACGCTCAGGCAGATCGCGAAAACCGCGCAGCCGAAGCCATGAAGGGTTTTGAATCACAAGTTAAGACACAGCCAACCGTGCAAGCGATTGACGAGTCTGAACTAATCCGTTCCCTAGCACGCGGTGAAATCCGTTCTCACTCATTTGAGAAGCGCGACGTGACCAAATCCAGCACGGGAGCTCCGATCCCGACATCATTTTATGATCAAGTTCTTTTGTTGGCCCGGTTCATAGGACCCATGCTAGAAACATCAACCGTACTTAACACTGCTTCCGGGGAAAATCTTCAGATTCCATCATTGAGTGCATACTCAACTGGAACTGTAACTTCCGAAGCCGCAGCATTTGGTGAAAGTGATCCAACCTTCAACGCATTCAAGACTCTTGGCGCATTCAAGTTTGGTTTCCTAACCCAGATCAGTCGTGAAATGGTCGAAGATTCTGGCGTGGATATTCTTGGATTCCTTGCAACCCAGACAGGTAACGCACTTGGCTTTGCAGTCAATGGCGCACTAACAACTGGAACTGGAACTGTTCAACCAACAGGTATCGTTTCTGCATCAGCAGCAGGCGTTACTGGTTCAACAGCAGTATCAGGTGCATTCACCGCAGACAACCTAATTGACTTGGTTTACAGCGTTGATACAGCAGGCCGTACCCTTCCGGGAACTGGATTCCAGATGAACTCAAAGGCAA